ACTTTTATTTGGTTTACATTATCAAAATATTTTTGTCTATAATTAAATTCATTTAATTTTTGACTATAAGATTCTGTTAAAGGATATGACATAAATCTATAAGTTAGTAGTGGGATATTAGATGGTAAATTAGTAATTTTATCAGCAGCAAACAAAAAAGGTTGTGGTGCGTGTAATTGTTTGCTATCTGGAACACCATAAGTGTCGTCACCAGTATCTAAAGACTCGCTACCTGTTATCAATCTTTGATAACCTAATGAGGCTGTAATTGGGATATTTGTTTCTATGTCACCATCAGCTAAACTAAATGTAAAAGATTTATATTGTTCTAAAATAGAACAATAATATATACCATCTTGTTTTTCTAATGGGTCACCACCACTAATTTGTGGTAAATTAGGATGTTCTAAAGTGTTAAAAGAATTTAAATCATTAATTGGTGCCAAAAATGTATTTTGTGTTGACGCTGAAGCTGGTACACCTAGTGGTGGTCCGCTACCTGCAATATCTTGTTCTGCGGCTATTTCTTCTGCCTGTCCCTGGATTGTACTTTGGTCAAAATCATCGCCTAATTCTGCGTCGCCACAAGCACAATCACATGTTGTACAATCTGGATATGATAACATTGGTAAACCAAATCTAGGGAAATCAGATATTCTTATAGCACCAAAAATTGCAATTCCAGCAATAAGTAAGGAAAATCCTAATTTCAAAGCGGCGACTACTACTTGGGCAATTGTAACCGCGACCAATCTAATTGATTCTAATAATGCACCAATATCAAAAACTGGACCAGTGGGTGAAATTGTTGTAACAGAAAGACCAGTATTTAAAGTTTCGTACCCAGATTGGACTGCGTCTACTAGGGCAATACCGGCATCAATAGATTCTCTAATTGCTAAATAAATAAGTAGAAATTTTAATATTGGCCAAAGAAATGCTATAAAATGTGCAACAAAAAGTAATACAATTAATGGTATTGTTAGTATTGTTATTAACAAATTAAATACAAAATATATCCAATCAAAGTTTCTAATTACATCATTTACCGGAAAAGTATTTACTGTTGATTTACAAGTTCTATTGTCAATTTCTTTAATCCCTAAGTGTTTTGCTCTACCAATTCCATTTTTATATCTATCTAAAAACATTGCAGTTGTATAGACTTTATTATAATGAAATTCATAAAAAGTGTCTTCACAGTTTATAGCAGATTGTGGATTAACATAATCATCCCAATCTAAACTAAAACTATACGACCTTAATAAATCAAAATAATTTTGATTATAAAATTTATAAAAAACATCAGCAGGTTGATTTAAGTCAATAAAAATTGGTATGATTTCAACATTGTCACCATTATTTATTGGGATAACTTGTACATCACCATAATAAGGTATTCCATTTATTGATACCGAATATGAACTTACGTTTGATGTGCTATCAAAAACAATTCCACCACCAATTGGGAAATTGACTGTTGTTCCAGATGGTCCACCTGGTAAATCAGAAAAAGTAATTAGTGGAGGTAAAAATGGTGCGGTCTTTAATGGGTCGCCACCATATGTGGATCCAGTCCAACCATATTCTTTTATGTTTGGAACAAAAAAGTTTGCACGTTGTATTTCATTTTGTAGACCACCTTCATTATTCCATTTAAATTTAAATCTGTATTTTGCTTTGGTTGGGATTCCAATTTTAGGGTCGCTTGAAAACGCTTGTTCTCCAAATTCATTTGTGTAAACATAATCCAAATTCATAGGTACATTTACTAAGTAAGAACCATCACCATCAATAACTTTACCTTCTTGTGGTAATTTAAATTCTTCTAGGATAGGTAAACCTTGGTTATCGACTCTTATTGTTTGTCTTATTGATAAAATTTGTCCTGGTCCTGCTATTAACTCACATAAGTTTCCTGTATTATTTTTTGGTTTACAACTAATTCTTACAGCATCGTCATTATTTGTTGAAATAATTGAACCCATAAAAACCGCTTTGGGTTCTATTGATATGTTTGCTTCGCTTGTTAAATCAAAATCTACTCTTGTTATACCCAACTGACAAACTTCTGGTTCACCCCATAATGGTGCAATATCAACTATTTTATTTAAACTTTTAATTTGTGGTAATTCATTTAAATTTGTAGACGATTTAAATTTTGCACCATCTACTTGATTGTCACTTGCTAAACCAGCTTCAATTAAATCTTGTGGTGATAAAGAAAAACAACCCATGTCAGACAAATCAACATCCAAAAATATTGTTTGCGTTCCAAGTGGAACACCAAGAATCATATAATCACCGCTTTCATTTGTTTTTGTTGTGTATTTGTAATACTTATCATACACCTCAATATAAGATTGGTCCAATAACACATCTTTTCGTGTTGGGAATGTCCCAGTTGCAGCATGACCATCGTAAGATGGTTCTTTAGGTAATAAATTATATCTATAACCTTCTTCATCAACATCGGCAATTGATGTATAAGGATATATGTCTGTTATAACAGGATTTGTCGAATCATCTTCACTTAAAGGAATGAATACAGAAACTTTTGCGTTTGGTAATCCAAAACCACCGTTTACAAAAACTCTACCAACAACAACGCCATAATCAGAACATTGTCTATTATAGATGTCGCTTTGTAAAATTTTTAATGATAGTATATTGATGCTATCAAAATCTTGTTCTAAATTAACTTTGATTGATTTGTCAACACCTACTTGTGTTCTTATTCTATATGATTTTGGCATTAAATTTTCCTTTTTTTGATAAATAGTTTATTTCCTATTTTCAAAAAATAATCCTTTTATAAAAAAAATAAATTATCAAGAAAAGTTTACTCCTTTAAAATTCAAAACTCTAACATTAATGTCTTTGTTTGGGAATCTTATTTGGTATGTTTGTGTTGGTTCAGCAAAGATTGTATCGGCAATTAATTCAATCTGTTTTGTACTTGGATCAATGTATTTTTGTGATGTTTGTGATGATGAATATTGACCCCCAACCTTATTAAAGAATTGAATGTCTGAAATACTTATTACACCATCTAAATTTTGAATTTGTTTTCTAATTTCTGACACATAAACATTTTCACCCATTTGTCTATTATTAGGTGAAAAATATTGTGTGATTAAATCAATAACTCTTGTTACAAGAGAACCTTGATTTTGACTGGCATCTAAAACAACGTCAACATTTATTCCTAAATCAATAACGTTAGCACTTTCAACAGAAATATAGTCATTAATCATTCTATAATTAGATAAATAATTTGCAATATTTTGTTTTAGAGTATTTGAAGTAATTTCTGTTAACTTACCATCATTATCGTATGATAACAATTTAATCTTAATTTTATTGTTTTCTTCTGTTATTGTTACTTTTGCTGGAGCACCAAATTGTGATGGCATATTTCTAATAATTGCTTCATAATCATTAATTGTCACGGCTCTATTTTGTGCTGAAAAATTAAAAGAAACCATTTGTCTAACTTCTTCTGTTGTTGGTGGGTTTGCACCACCTATTGCCGCTGTTAGGTTATTACACCTTAAAGAATTAATAACACTTCTGTTAGCACTTTCTGATGGTCCATTAACAGCAAATGATACAACACCTATTTGGTTAATAACACCAATACCTAAATTACTTGATAGTCCACCACCAACTCGATATTGGACAAACATTGTTGAGTTTGCCTTTAATGCACTTCCTAGGGCAAGGTTATTAGAATATTTTGATAAATTAAAACCAACACCATCTCTTGTGAATTCTCTTAATTGGTCTTCTGCCGATGTATTACCACCACCAAAAGTCATTTTAAAAAATCCTTCTGGTGTGTATTCTGTAATAAATTTATTACTTGTTAAAATGTATTTTCCAACTTTAATACCTGGATTGTCTGAAACTTTAGTTGGGTCTTCGATAAATACTCTATCTTCAATTAACGCTTGTACTTCATACCATCTATTGTCAGTACCTAAAAATTCTTGTGGTTGTGGAATTGTTGTATATTGCGTACCTTCTTTTATTAATACACTTGTTACACCTAAAACATTTTTTTCTGGTAAAAATAACTCAAAAAATGGTCTAACATCATTTGGTGTTATTACTCTTTTAAAAACTTTAGTAGTACCATTAACAACAACCTCTCTTTTTGTTATTGTATAATTTATTAACTTACCCGTTGAATCAAAATTTGGGGTTTTAAGTCTATTTGGAAATCCTTCGACATTTATTGCGGATGAAAAATCAATATCATAAACAGTCTCAAAAGGTTGTCCACCGCCATTTATTTGAGCACCACGTCTTAATATACCACAATATCTTAAATCTTCTTTGTCACCAAAAGCAGGTACTGTTATTGAAAAATCAACAAGTGCAACAGATGGTCTTTGCCCAGGTATTTTAAGTCCGTATGTTCTGGCAATATCATAAACAGATGATCTTTGTTGTGCATACTGTAAAACAGTTTCTTGAATACTCCTATCAATATGGAACTGTAGGTTATCTGTTACTGCGGCGTTTAAATCTAAAAGAACAGAAAAAATACCAGCATCGTTAAAATTTTGTACTAAATCTGGATAATATTGTCTTGTAAAGTTGATTAACTCGGTTCTAATCCCTTGGAAATCCCTAACTGTATATGATATTTTTTTGTCTGCCATTTTTTATTTATTATATATTTAATATTACAAAATCACTTGATTCAAACGCAGAATTTGTAATTCTATAATCAATTCTAACTTTAGCGGTATGTTCTTTTTCTGCTAAACCAGAAACTTTGTATTCTCTTGTACCATCTGGTGAAATAAATGTTGCACCACCAACTGAAGTTTCACTAGCATCTTTAATTTCAATGTTAGTTATTAATATACCAGGTAAATATCTAGCAACACTATCTCTTATTTCACTTTCAATTTCAGAAAATGTAGGACCGTCTAATGGTTCAAAAATATATTCGTAAAGTCTTGTTCCAAAATCCGGTAAAAAATATCTAGTACCACGTCTAGTCAATAAAAGATGTACTAGATTAGTTTTAACCTCGTCATTTGCAGAAATTGTTGTTTGCAAATACTTTCCTTCTAAAGAATTTCCAAAAGGAAAAGTTATACCGTATGAAACACCGTAAGCCATATCTAATAAATATAATTGATTGTAATTTGTTTTAAATATAATACAACAATAAAAATAATTACCATTAAGCGGTATAAAATAAATGCCAAGGTTCAGCACCTCTAAATTTATTTTTTCTATTTTCTTTGGTGTATGTAACTTTTAAATTATAATTTTTTGCGTTATTTTC